GGATGTTCTTTCAGTTTATTTTTTAACCAATTCATTTTTTACCTTGCATTAAATGACACGTTTTTTCATCTACCTTAGAATCAATTTTCTTTTCAATTCTTACCAACGATTCTTCAGTGCGCCGCAAATCCTCTTTTTCTTTCGTCGCGGCTTGAATCATTGCTTCTCTGGTTTTCTGAATCGCGGTGCGTAAGCCTTGAAATTCAAGATCCATTTTTGCAATGCGCTCGACTGATACTGATTTCTCACGCGCAAGATTGATTTCTTTTTGCAACGCTGAAATCTCGTCATCCATTTTTGCAATTTGTTCAGGACAGACGAGATTTTCAGTAATTTCTTTTAGTTCTGATCGAATTTCATTGACGTTTTTTTCAATGCGTTCAAGCCACTGTTTTAAGTGTTCTTTGTGTTGATTGTCGATAAATCGCAATAACCCCCAAATCACACCTCCGATTCCCATCACGACAGCGACTTCGGCATCAAAATGTTCTTCAATGAAACTCATCGCAATTACAGAACCGTTGCTGAAAACGACGCATTCACGCGCGTTGGGACAATTAAAGGTGCAGATTGCATTAACAAAATAATCGCGCTAGGGTCGAATTCGATTTTAGAGGTTGAGTAATACGGCACAGCCGCATTGCCAGCCGTCACATCTTGAATTGCACCAAATGCACGCACGCCCATGATTTCAGACGTTAATAACAACACTGTGCCAGCAGGTAAAATAGGCACTTCGGTATTGGTAGCGTCTTCGGGGTCAATGTACCAACCTGAATACACAAAAATGTTAAAGCCGTCGATGTTACCCATGTACACGCCACCTTCTTCAATTTGTGCGTTTTGCACCATTGTTGAATTACCGCGCATCAGTTCTAAACGTTTTTGCACATCTGGGTCAGATTTAAAAACCTTCCATGCGTTCACGTCCATCACAACGTCAGTCGCCATTGCGCCAGATGCTTGCAACATGGTTAATGCCCAATCTTGTAAGTTTTCAAGCGGTTTGCCGCCTGCTTGTCCCCATTTATTCGAGCCTGTCAAGGTCACGGTTAAACTGGATTTGCGCCCAAAATTCACATTCGTTTCAGGATATTGGTCGCCTTTGATAATGATTGAACCTGTGCGTAAAACTTGCGCTGCCATCACTTCTAAACGACGTTCAACCAATTCAACTTGATCCAACAATTCCATGCCGAGCAAGGCTTGCATTCTTTGAGCAGGTGATAATTCACCGCCAATGCGTTCACCTGCCATGCGTTTTAACGGACGTTGAGCATTAAAAACGCGCTTGTCTTTGATATAAGCGGGTTTCAATGTTTTAGTTTCATAACCTTGCGATTGCACCACTTGACCTGCGACAACAGGTGACACAAACGGCGCAAGACGGCGGGTTTTGTCGATTAAATCAAAATGAATTTCTTCTGAGGTTTCCGTTTGTTCGATTTGAAAATAACGATTTAAAAACCATTGCGGTCTACCTACAAGCGATTGAACAACCATCATCAATGAATTGGTACTAAATAAAGTTGGCATAGTCTTTTCCTGTTTAAGACTGACTGTTAATCAGAATAATGTTTTTCACACGCAAACCTTCTTTGATGCTTGCAATCGTATGTGCTGCGCCGAGTACCAATGATTCAGCGATAAAATCACCGCGCGAATACGCGAGTGCTTGTTTATCGCCTGTGCTGGCATCACAATTTTCAGATAAAATAAAATCAGGAATTTGTGAACCGTCAGCCGCCGTTGAAAGGCTTAATGTGTATTTGTCGCTGGCGGTGATTTTGCCTAACACTGCGCCGCGAACTAGATTTTGACCACTGATAACGGTGATTTTTTCACCGATTAAATCGTCAAATTCACCTGCAATTAAATTGTCAGGAATGAACGACGTTGAACTAAAACTTGCTGGCATAATTCCCCCTTATTTCCGAACGTTGGCAGCAGGTAAAAACGCTAAAATTGATGCTGCTTGTGTCGCGGCATCGTCTTTCGGGTTTTGTTCGCTGTCATCTTGATTTGCACCCACGCCAACATTGAACTTATTTAAGCTGTTCATGTGTTGCTCAAAGGGATTTAAGGCAACTGGAATAGGTTTTAATTCGATAGTTGAACCAATTGGTGCAGACGCTAAAATTTTTGCGGCTTGTTGTGCATTTAAATCGGTTTCAAGAGCGAGGGTTTGCGCTTGCAGTTCCCGTCCTTTTGCTTCTTCACACGCTAAAATTGCGCTGACACGTTCGCGCTCTTGCGCGACTAATGCACTGGCGTTGATTGAATTTTTGCCTTCATCAAATGCGGCTTGATATACCGCGCTGTGATCGGCTTTCAGTGTGGATAAATCCATGTTGAACTCCATATTAAGCGAAGCGATAACCGCCTCTAAGTTTGAAATTTCATCAGCGAAACCCGCTGATACGGCTTTAGAACCAACTAACACGCCACCGCGTAAGTTGGTAATTTGGTCACGGTTCATGCCGCGATTAGTCACAATGGATTCGATAAACACCGATTCCATATCATCGACCAGTGATTGAATCGTTGCCCGTCCTTCGTCTGTTGCGAGGTCGGGGCGTTTATCGGGCGCGTTTGAAGATACAAATTCAGTTGTTCCCGTGTCTTTTTTCGAGAATGCGGCGACGACACCAATCGAACCCACCATTGCGGTTGAATCTAAATAGATTTTGTCGCTTGCTGCTGCAATCCAATACGCGGCAGAAGCGGCTTGACCAACAACGTAAGACACAATCGGTTTATCAAACGCTTTAATTTGTGCTGAAAATTCGTTAATCATGGTGGTATGTCCACCAGGTGAATCAATTTGAAGCACCACCGCTTTGATATTTGGATTGGTTTGCGCGGCATTCAAATCACGCGCTAACATTTCAACGGAATACGCTCCGCTGATTTCTGAAAACAAATTCGCGCGGGGAAATAACGCACCTTGTATTGGTATGACTGCGACGTTATCGCGGGTAATGACTTGGTGCGTGTTGTCCAACGGTTTGCCACGCTCCTTTAAAACGGCTTCAAGATTGTTTTCACCGTTTGCAATCGTGTGAATGGTTTGCAACGCGCTTTCTGTGATTGCCCACGGCGTACCGTTGTTTAAAAAATCAATGATGTGTGACATTAGTTTGCTACCTTGAGTGTTTCGTTGTTGTCGTTTGGGTCATCAACTTGAACGCCTAAATCCGAACCCGCGACGACAAAATCCGTTAATAATCCGAGTTCTTCCATGCGGTCACGCTCACGTTTGCGCTGTTCGAGTACGTCTTCCCAATCCAAGCCTTGATCCGCGCATTCAGATTCGAGGGTGGATACACCAATTTCCATCCGAAGTTTCGCGGCTTGCGCTTCTTTAACTTGGTCAACCCAGCCGCGACCTGCAAACACCCAACGAGCGCGAGTGTAAGCATAGGCATGATTGTCAGAATAAAAATCAGGAGCTTCAATAAATTCACGGTTCACCGCCTCTTCAAACCACACGTTGTAAATATCATTCAGCCACGAATCTTGTAACCATCGGCGGCGACCTTGAAAGTAACGCCACGCTTCAAGCAAAGCCGCGCGTGCGCTGGAGTAATTGGTTTTACTAAAATCTTTCATCAGCAATTCATACGGCATATTCAAACCCGCCGAAATTTGCCGCATACACGATTCCATGAACCCATTGAATGCCGTGTTTGGTCTGCCGCTGTTGTAGGAACTGACTTTTGTACCGATGGGTAACGTTAAAAAACTGCCTGATTTGATTTTTTTACCGTTCGTAGCTTTGCCGACGGCTTGCCAGTAATCCGAAAGGTCGTCTTTTTCATTACCGCCGATTAAATTTGTTAATGCGGCAGGGTCTAAATCGGATTCGATAAACGCGGCAATTAACGCATTCGCGGCGGCGGCGTGTAATTCACTGCCTAAATAATCACCGCTGACTTTGAATTCACGCAAAACCGCTGTAAATAACGGTTTGCCGCGTGATTGTTCAGCACGTTCTTTGTCGAATAAGTGAATAACTTGTCTACGTCCAAAATCCGTGAATGCGGGAATGCGTTCCCACTCGAATTGTGCCGAATTGAAATAACGGTAACGGTCGCCAGGGTGGGATTTTTGGACGTAATACGCGACAGGTGCGCCAAAGTCGTCAACTTCAATGCCATTGCGAATGTTTTTGTTGTGGCTTAAATAAGTAGGTGTTGAAACTCTATCGGCTTCAATCATTTGCAAGCGGGTTGCCCATTTTGAATTGGGGCGTGGCATCCAGTGAACAATTGCAAAGGCATCGCCATTGACTAACGCGCCGTTTAACGCTTGTTGGGTTAAACCTAAAAGTGTTTGTGAGCGTGCCGCGTCGCATTCTGACGTATCAGCCCATGTTGCAAATTCATCTTCAACTTGATTGCCCCATTCGCTCGCCCACGTTCTATCTTTGCCGAGTAATCGGTATTTCGGTTGTGACGATAAACGGAGTTGATGACCAACAATGTTGTCTTTTAAGGTTTGTGCCGCGCCGCTGGCGACAGGATGATTACGAACTAAATCGCGTGATCGTGGCGTAAGGGCATAAAGTTCGTTGAGTAAATCTGAATCCGCTGAACCCGCTGTAGGAATCCAACCCGATAAACGTGAATCGGTAACGCTTGCGCCTTGGTGTGCGGTATCGGCGAATGGATGTGCCATTACAACACCACTCGAAACGGTTTATGACCGCTGCCATTTTCAGACGCAACTTTACTTTCCCAGTATTGCATTTCTTTTCGCAAGGCGGGTAAGTCGTGGGTTGTGATTTCACGCCCGTTAAATTTAACGGTTTTACCTGCAAGCGCATCGCGGTATGCGGTCGTGATTTCGTCTAAAATTTCAGTTCTAGTTGTCATGGAACGCAATCATCCATAAAAACCAGTCCAGAAAATATGTGAAAACTGGACTATTTTTTAACAGGCACAAAAAAGCCGCTGATTAAAGCGGCTTAATTTGAATTGTTTACAACTTAATTGGCTTTATTTCAATCGTTACGCTTCTAAACGTGCAA